TGGTTCTGCTCAAATAGCAGCACTTGGATATGCTACAACAGGTTCTAACCAGTTTAAGACAAGTCAAGTTATTACAGGATCTTTAACTGTGACTGATGCAATTATAGCACAAACCTTAAATGTACAGCAGGTTACATCCTCTGTAATATTTTCTTCTGGATCTAATAAATTTGGTAATAGTGTAAGTAATACACAACAGTTTACAGGGAGTGTAAATATAACAGGGAGTTTAACAGTTGTAACAGCTGGAACTGAGATACAAGTTACAAGCACAGGGGTAAATTTAGGAAATGCACTAACCGATAGTCATATTATAAGTGGTAGCTTAAGAGTAAATCCAAATGGATTATTTGTTAGTGGAAGTGGAGTTGTAGGAGTAGGTACAACTAGTCCTGTTAAAAATTTAGAAGTTAGGGGTACTTTAGCAATATCTAACAGCCCTTCATCCTATTGGTATATGGATAGAGATGATAGTGATGGTAGATTTAAAATATTAACAGATACAGATAATGAAAGATTATCAATTTTAACAGGTGGAAATATTGGGATTGGAATTGCAAACCCAACAAATCCTTTACATATAGCATCAAATACTTTATCTCAATTAAATATCCAAGCATTATCTGGTAATACAAATGCTCAAATAAATTTAGAACCAGCAGGTACGGGTATTGCATTAATTGGGCCCGCAAATAATGTTGATTTTGCATTTAGAACTAATGCAACTGAACGCATGCGTATCACCTCAGGTGGTAATGTTGGTATAGGCATGGACAACCCCGGGGCAAGATTACATGTTACAGGAACAGTTGAAGCAAACGGATCTTTATACCGAGCTATATTTGGTGGCACTAGTGCTCAAGATGCTGATATGACAGGTCTTACTGGGGGCAATGGTTCAGAAGTTCAAATCCAAGCACCATCCATCACTCGTGGAGCATATCTAACACTTGGTGGGGGGATGAATTTTGGTGAAGCAATGGGGGGAATAGCATTTTATAACTCCAATAACGTAGATGGAAAAAGAAATAGAGCATTTATTGTTGGCGGACAAGAAGGAGCTACAGCCGGTGAACAAGGTTCTTATTTAAGTTTTGGTACAGTAGCTAATACTATATCAGTACCTTCAGAACAAATGCGCATCACCTCAGGTGGTAATGTCGGTATTGGTGTTAATCCTAGTACTAGATTCCACGTAGTAGGCGAATCCAGATTTGGTACATCAACTAATTTTGTATCAACTTTTGCTGATTCTTCTGGAGTTTACTTTGAAAATACTGGAACAACTACATTAACAAGGCAAATAAGAATACAAGGTCTTAATGATGCCGGTAATGCATATACTCAATTTTTTATAAATCATGGAGCAGGTAATTATCAATTTTGGGTAAATGACCAAGCAAGAATAAGAATTGATGGAGACGGGTTAAAATTTAATGCAGACACGGCAGCAGCTAATGCATTGGATGATTATGAGGAGGGGACTTGGACACCGACTTCTGTAAGTGGAGGACTTACTTTTAGTATTCAAGTTGCCAGATACACCAAGGTAGGTAGACTTGTTACGGCACAATGTTATGTAAATATGCCAACCGGAGGCAATACAAGTGCTGTAGTCATGGGAGGTTTACCTTTTACTAACCTAACAAATGGTTGGGCACCCGGTGCTTTAGATGTTTCGGCTTGCTCAAGAATTGGAGGAGTTGCTAGAGTTGCTCAAAATAGCACCGAAATTGGTTTTATAGTAAGTAGTGGAAGTACTTCTCTGCCTAGATTTGAAATTCAAGGAAATGAATTTGGAAATGATTCATACATAATACTTACAGTAACATATCAAACATCATAAAAAATGGCATTAACAGAAAAAACAATCATCGACAAAATAGAGGTAATAGAAAACAGCTCTATTCAAGTTCGCACAGCTACCATCATCGAAAAAGATGGTACCGAACTCACTCGCACCTTCCACAGACACGTATTAGCCCCGGGCGATAACGTAAGCACAGAAGATCCAAAAGTCCAAGCTATAGCAAATGCAATATGGACAGAGGAAATTATAGCAGCATACTCTGCTTCATTAGTATCTCAAGTCTAAACAAGAAATATTTATAATAAAGTAAGAATCAAAAAATAATGAAGATATACGATATAACAGGTATAGGGGCAAATCTAACTGGATCGTTCTCCGGTTCTTTTAAGGAGATATTTACAGGAACAGCAACAACTGCTTCATATGTTCAATACAGTAATGTAGCAAACAAACCTACACTTGTATCGGGATCATCACAAATTACTTATAGTGGAATATCTAGTAAACCTGCAGGTATAGTATCTGGCTCTAGCCAAGTAGCTGCTTTTGGGTATGCCATTACTGGTTCAAACCAGTTTAAGGCAAGTCAAGCTATCACTGGCTCTTTAACAGTAACTGGAGATATAGTTGCTCAAACATTAAACGTACAACAAGTAACTAGTAGTATAGTGTTTTCTTCTGGATCAAACAGGTTTGGAAATAACTCAGGCAATACTCATAGGTTTACTGGTAGTGTAAATATAACTGGTAGTTTAACAGTGAATGGAATAGCAACTTCTGGCACTGTTTCTGGTACAACCAACTATATAGGTAAATTTACTGGTACTAATACGATTGGAAATAGTCAGATATTTGACAACGGTTCAAACGTAGGTATTGGTACCGCCCTACCAAGTGCAGGATTAGAAATCGAAACGGATGGTTCAGTTAAAACCGCACTAAGAGTTACCTCTAATCAGGCATTTAATGCTTCTCCGGTAACAGCCATAATGTTTCGTTATAGAATTAGTTCTGGAACTACTATTGGAGGTGCAGTTATAAATGCAGCAAAAGATAACGCTACAGAAAGTAACCAAGCAGGTAATCTACAATTTTGGACAAATAACGGAACTACATTAGCTGAACGCATGCGTATCACCTCAGGTGGTAACGTTGGAATTGGTGCCACACCAAGTGCATGGAATACAACTTCGAGAGCATTACAATTAACTAGTTTTGTATCACTTTCACAACAACACAGTGGTGCATTAAACTTAATGTCATATGCCATTGAAAGTAGTGCAAATAGCTTTACCTATGGGGATACAGGAGTTTTCCCTACCAGATTAAACATGAACCCAAATGATGGGATAATAACTTTTTCTAATGCTGGAACAGGTACAGCCGGTAATGCTATAACATTTACCCCAAGATTAACTATACTAAATAATGGTAATGTTGGTATAGGCGCTACTAATCCCGGGGAGCAATTAGAATTATCCAAAGCAACTTATCCCACAGTTAAATTAATAGAAACAACCGATAACGCTTCAGGTTATTTTCAATATCATAGTGAAGCAAATGAATTTAGAGTAGTTGCAATTACCAGTCATCCATTAATATTTAGTACTACTGATATTGAACGAATGCGCATCACTTCGGGGGGGATAGTTTCTATAAATGGTGGACTAACCACATATCACCAAGTTTCTATAAAATCAAATAGCACTCAAACTTATGGAGGACTTGCAGTTTACGCAACTTCTGGAGATAGATTTATTAATGTTCAGCACACCGGGACACAAGGTTTTATCGAAGTAGATTTTGCGGGTTCATCAGGATTTAGTGATTTAGGATTTAAAACTGGAGGAAATCCGAGAATGACTATCACTTCTGGCGGTAACGTATTAATTGGGACAACATCTAATATTGCAAGTTCTAAATTAAGAGTTAGTGGAAATTTACAAATTGATGGTTTCCAAAAAATGTACACCTATTATATTGTTGTAGGACCAAACTCCACAGGAACTATTACTATAAGTAGCCCAACAGGTACTAATATGCAAGGCAGTATGCAAGTAATGGCAGGTGGATATGGTAACGGTATAACAGGAAATATTACGGGTTTATGGATGGTAGGTGGATTATTATTTTTTAACAATGCTTCAACAAGTACTATTACACAAATAGTAAACTCAGTTACTTCAGATGGAAGTATGAGTTTTCAACGATCGAGTGATCAATATACTGTAAGTTTAACTAATACCGCTCCAAACCCGACCGGAACAAAATCTTTCTATGTATCTGTAATTATCAACGGTGAATAAAAATACATACATATTTATAACCATACAAGTTTAAAATTATTTGGAAACCCAAACTATATTTCATATATTAATCAATAAAACTAAATTTTAAATCGTTTATGCAAAACACAACGTTACAACTAGGACAAATTTTACAATTAGAGGCCGAAGTAAATGGAGTAGTAAATACTCAAACTGGAGAAATTGTCTCCAAAGGCCTCATGAAGGAAGTACTCAAATTCAAAACCAAGTATTGGCTAATGCAATTATCCGAAGATTTGGTAGCAGAGAAAAAGAAAATCGAAGCAGTTAGAGACCAATTGGTTAAGGAATTGGGTGAAGAAGATGAAACTGGGTCAATTTCCCTTCCCGTATTTATTAATGAAGTAAAGGATGAGGAGGGTAAAGTAGTATCTAGAGAAGTTAATCCAAAGTTTGTTGATTTCCAAGAAAAATTCAACGAGCTATTAGCTGAAACTAAAGAACTTACTCATGGTAAATTCTTACTAGAAGATTTTGAACTAGTAGAATCTGCAGAGGTATATCCCGTATTCTTTAAGTTAATTTCTGCTGAATAGTAGTAGTTCTAAAAAAACTACTTTATTATTTTAGAATACTTAAATATCTCTAGGTATTTCTTATACTCTTTACTTAGAGGCATCTGTTTTGTAAATATAAAACCTATTTATAATGGAGTTGCAATTAATGCACATTAAAAATAAAAGAAAAAATTAACATGGCAGAACAGATAATATCACCTGGGGTCTATTTACGTGAGAATGACATTTCAGTAAGACAGCCGGAACCACTTATTGCGGGTGCCGCTTTTATTGGCCCAACAGTAATGGGTCCCGTATTAGAGCCAGTATTAGTTACCTCTTATAATGAATATGTAAAGAAGTTTGGTGACATACTTACTATAGGCACTAACAAGAAAGAATACTTTACTTCTATTGCAGTTAAGAATTATTTCAATCAAGGAGGAGAAACAGCACTTATTACAAGAGTAGTTTCAGGATCATATGGCAGCTTTACTTCTGCTACCACTACTGCTGTAGCACCTGCTAACACTTCTTCTGCGGCTCCTTTCCAATTAAAGACTTTTGGTAAGGGTATAGTTTATAATAGTAATAGTACCCTAGGATCTGACGGTAGCTTACCAAGTGGCTCTATTGAGAATTTAAGATTTGAAGTAGCAAGCGTAAATAACAATGCTGGTACATTTACTCTATTAATTAGAAGAGGAGATGATCTAACTAGAAACAAAATTATCTTAGAATCATTTAATGTATCTCTAGACCCTGCATCTGATATCTACATCGAAAGAGTAATTGGTAACCAATATAAGAATTACAATAGCACAGAGGGATATATTGAAGTAATAGGAGATTATCCTAACAGATCTAATTACGTAAGAGTATCTGCAGCCAATGCGGTAAATGATTACGTACCTTCAATGTCTGGATCACTTCCAACAAGACAGTCTGGATCATTTACAGGTGCTACTGGCATTGTAAGTCCAACTGCTAAATTCTTCAACGAGGCATCTGGATCTACCCCACAAGGGGTTACTTCTACTAGCTACGATGTGGCTATCGATTTACTATCAAACAAGGATGAATATCAATTCAACTTGATTGCGGTACCTGGACTTAACATTGAGGATAACGCAGCAACTATTAATAAAGTAGTTTCTCTTGCAGAAAGTAGAGGAGATGCAATCGCAGTAATTGACCCAGTACCATATAAGGCACTATTAGTAGATGTTACTACAGCAGCCGCAGGTGTTGATTCATCTTTTGCTGCAGCATACTGGCCTTGGGTACAAGTATTATCTGCCACAGGCAAGAACGCATTCGTACCAGCTTCAACAATTATCCCAGCAGTATATGCTTTGAATGATAGAGTTGCTGCACCTTGGTTTGCACCTGCAGGTTTAGTTAGAGGTGGAGTACCTGGAGTTATCCAAGCAGAAAGAAAGCTACCAAAAGCACTTAGAGATACACTTTATGACAATAAAGTTAACCCTATTGCAACATTCCCAGGACAAGGCATATCAGTATTGGGTCAGAAGACTCTACAATCAGCTCCAACAGCTCTAGACAGAGTAAATGTTAGAAGATTGATTATTGAGTTGAAAGAGTTTGTCAATAATGTATCAAGAGGCTTATTGTTTGAGCAAAACACAATTGCAACAAGAAATAGATTCCTAGCAGCAGTTAATCCATACTTGGAGTCTGTTGTACAAAGACAAGGGCTATTTGCTTACAATGTTGTAATGGATGACACAAACAATACCGCAGATATCATCGACAGAAACCTATTAGTGGGACAGATTTACATCCAACCAACTAAAACAGTTGAATTTATCGTGATTGATTTTGTTATTCAACCAACAGGAGCATCATTCGAATAAAAATTATAAGTTAGTACTATTTATTTAAAAGATACAAAATGGCCGTATTAGATACCAACGAAATGTTGTACAGAGCATTTGAACCTCAATTAAAAAACAGGTTCGTGCTATATATGGATTCGATTCCTGCTTTTATGATTAAGAAGGTTAAAGCACCTACTTTCACAGACGAGCAGATAAAAATCCCACATATCAACTCTTATTTTAAAGTAAGAGGTGGTCAAAGAGTGTGGGAGGATATTGATATGACTCTATACCAACCAATTTCTCCTTCTGGAGCTCAGTCTGTAATGGAATGGGCACGATTGGGACACGAAACTGTAACTGGTAGATCTGGGTATTCTGACTTTTATAAAAAAGATTTAGTAATCAATATTATTGGCCCTCCAGGAGATATTGTAGGTGAGTGGATAATTAAAGGAGCTTTCTTGACTAAAGGTGACTTTGGAGACTACTCATGGGAAGATCCAGGAGCAACAAATGATATCGCAATAACAGTTGCTTGCGATGCTTGTATATTGAATTTTTAAATCTATTTTTATACAATTACTTTTAAAAAAGCCTAGGAAACTAGGTTTTTTTTTGTATATTGATATTTATACTAAATGTTACTTTAATTATTTATGGATCAGAAATTTGAATTTCCAAAAGAGGCAGTTGAATTGCCATCTAAAGGGTTGGTATACCCAGAGTCCTCACCACTATCTAAAGGTGTTGTAGAGGTACGCTACATGACAGCGCAGCATGAGGATATTTTAACAAATCAAAATTACTTGCAGAAAGGAACTGTTATTGATAAGCTTATCCAAGCCCTATTGGTTGACGAAAGCATTACATACAGCGAACTTTTAATAGGAGATAAGGATGCTCTAATGGTTGCAGCAAGAATTCTAGGTTATGGTAAAGAGTATGAAATCACATATGAGGGACAGCCCTATGTTGTAGATTTAACAACTATTGAGCATAAGAAAATAGACTTTGATTTATTGGCAAAAAGTAAGAATGAGTTTTATTTTACCCTACCTTCTACAGGTACTGAAGTAACTTTCAAACTTCTTAGCCATGCAGATGAGCAAAAGATAGATCAAGAAGTTCAGGGGATGAAGAAAATCAATAAAGATTTCTCAGGAGAACTATCCACAAGGCTAAAGCATATGATAACCTCTGTAGGAGGATCTAGAGAGACTAAGGACATTAGACAATTTGTAGATAAGCAATTACTTGCAGTAGACTCTAGAGCCCTTAGAAAGCACTTAGAAACCGTTCAACCTGGAGTTGATTTTAAATTCTATCCAGAAAATGGACCAGAGGGAGGGGTTGCTCTTCCTATAGGACTCAACTTTTTTTGGCCTGACTTCAGAGTATAGAGTTAGTTTATTCACTCAAATCCATGAGATAGTTTTTCATGGTAAGGGTGGATATTCTTTTGATGCAGTTTATAATATGCCAATATGGCTGAGAAACTTTACTGCAAAGAAGATAGCAGAGTATTACGAAAAGGAAGCAGAGAGTCATAAAAACGCAAGCTCACCAAACTCACAACGTACAACGGTTAAAATACCAGACTATGTAAGCAAAGCTAGAAAATAATCTAGCTTTTGCTATTTATATAAAATAAGTATTAATGGCACAAGATTTAGGTAATAGTCCAAAACAGCAAGCTGAAGTAATAGCAGAGACGTTATTATCTGTAGGGGCTAGAATATCCGAAACTATTAAGGATGCTATACAAGATGCAGTAGATGGTGTTGATGCAACAATATATGAGAAACTAGGAAATAGCCTTACATCCTCCTTTTCAAAACTAGCTAAATTCTCAGAGGAGGCAGCGAACAATACTTTTAAAATATCAGAAGGGTTGTTAAATTCAGATTCTATATCTAAACAGTTATTAAGCTTAGAAGAAAAAAAATTAGCCATACAAAGACAGATGAGCTTGGCTAAAGAAATTTTGCAGGAGGATGATATAAATAGGCTTCAAACTGCATTTGATCAAACTGAGAAAATATTAGAAGTACAAAAAAAGCTTCTTCAAGAAGAAAAAGCTATCACCGATGCTGTAGATAAAAGAGTAGGACTTGTTGGTAAACTTGCTGGGGCTATGAAAGCCATTCCAGGCCTAGGCAATGTCATAAATGCAAAAGAGGTAGACGCTGCATTAAGGAAAGCAGCTGTACAACTTGATGAAAATGGGAACTTAGTACAAAGCGGTACAGGTAAGTTCAAGATGATGGCGATAGCTGCAAAGACTGTAGGAAAACAGTTTGCAACAGCCATGCTAGATCCAGGAGTCATAGTAGGTAAGATAGTAGAACAATTCTTTGCAATAAACAAAGCGTCTGTTGAACTAAGAAGATTGACGGGGGATACCGCTGTTAGTTTTAATATATTTGCAAATGGAGCAGCATCCTCAGTTCAAATATTAGAAACAGCTGCTGAATTAACTAAGCAAATAGGATTTAATGCTCAAAGTGCATTTTCTCAAGACGTAATTGCGAATGCAGCCGACTTAAAAGTTGAAATGGGGCTGGCAGCAGATGAGGCTGGCGGTATTGCGATGATGGCTCAAACAAGCGGTAAGAGTGTGGATTCTATTACGGATAGCGTAGTGGGCACAACCTCCGCATTTAATAGAGCAAATAGGTCTGCAGTATCTCAGGGATTAGTTCTTAGAGATGTAGCAAAAACTTCAGATAGTATTAAATTATCGTTGGGTAATAATCCAAAAGCCTTAGCTGACGCAGCATCACAGGCAAAAAGATTGGGAACAGACTTAGCTGGATTAAACCAAATAGCAACTAGCCTACTTGAATTTGAATCATCTATTGAAGCCGAATTAGAAGCACAACTTTTAACTGGTAATCAAATAAACCTATCTAAGGCAAGAGAACTTGCTTTAACTAATGATTTGGAAGGTTTAGGAACTGAAATATTCAAGAATACTGTTGATATAGAAAAGTTCGGCAAAATGGGTAGGCTAGGTCAAGAAGCTCAAGCAAAAGCTCTTGGAATGACTAGAGACCAGCTTGCTAGAGTTGCTTATTTACGAGCACTTGATAGTAAGATGACTGATGAGCAGGCCTCAGCTGCTGCCGGAGTTAATGCGGAGGAGATGAAGCGTATATCGGTACAAGAAAATTTTACAGCTGCCTTAAATAAAGTAATGGGGGCACTTGCTCCAATTTTAGAAATGGTAGGTAATTTATTTTCAATACCATTGTTTGGTCCTATGCTTGCTGGATCTTTATTATTAATACCTGCAATAAGTATTATTAGTCAGGGCTTTATGGCTATGGCAGGGGCATTAGGTTTTGCAACAGCTGCTAAAGTGGCTAATACTGGGGCAACGGTATCAAATACGGTTGCAAACACTGGTTTAGCAGCTTCTAATACAGCAGTGACAGCTTCCTCTGCCCCAGCAGCCGGGGGATTTTCGGCAATGGGAGCTGCTTTGAAAAGCTTTGGAGCAGCGGCGGCAACAGCTATACCTACATTACTTACCATAGCCGCAGTGGCAGCCGGTATAGGATTAGCATTTGCAGGAGTTGGATTTGCTTTAAAATCTGTACCTGAAATATTAACTTTAATAACCCCAGAGAAAGCAGCAGGTATGGTTTTACTTGGTCAAGCATTTGGTGGGCTTGCTTTAGGATTAGCAGCTATTGCAGTTTCAGGATTAGCAGCATTGCCAGTATTATTAGGTCTTCAAAAATTAGGTGTTCTAGGTGGAGCTATTGCCGTACAAGCAGGTGCATCCCCGGGAGGAGCAGCTATTGCTGGATCGCAGAAGCCAGTTGAAAGCCCACAGGCACCAGCTGCATCTTTATCATTAGATCCTTTAGTGACTGAAATAAAATTAATGAGGGAAGAAATGACATCTCTTATGAAACAAGTTATGGGTAGGGAGATTAAAGTATACCTAGATGGATATTTAGTTGGTCAGGGAACTCAACAGGCTCAAACTTCATCAGGTTAAACAATAATTTAATTAAAAACTATTTATATTAAAATACACAACAATGGCAATAATCCAAACTCAACTCAGATCTAAATTTGGCCGTAATGGAGTCAAACCAGCTCAACTTCCTGGCTCAAACAGAGGATCAACTCTACACAATACATCCTCCATAAACAATATTCCACCGATACCATCCCCACAAGCATCAGTGTTAGATTTGGATGGTAAAACCCCAAAGAAATATTTAGATAACAAACCTAAATAATATAATGGTTGTTACAAAAATAGTAGACCTAAAAACTAATTTAAAATCTCTTAAGTATGAGAGTGGTAATGCTCCTTTTGTAACAAAGGACATTAACAACCCCCCTCAAAGCTCAAGAGCATTATCTGAGATTACTAGAAGAGCAGATGATGTAGTTAGGGTTACTAAAGCAATATTACCTACAAACAGTAGATTTTTAGAAAACCAAGCAAAGCTTGAGCAATTAAACTTTTCAAGGAAAGTAGATGGTATCAAGGTAGCTCAGGGGAAGACAACTGCGGGTGCAATTATTCAGCAGGTTAAAAACACTGTCGTAAATGTGGCTAAGATAGCCGCAAGTACAATTGCACAAACTGCAGGAGCGGGTACAGGACTACATGTAGTTAGGGGGTTTGAAAATGCTGATAAAAAATTATACAGCACTCAAGCTTTGGCGGAAGGTAAAATAACCTTTCCTAAGTACAGCCCGTCTACCGAGCTACAGGGTATAGAAAACTACAGTTTAGTAAACACTAACAACGATAAAAATACATATACCCAAAGAAGCAACACTGCTGTCCCTGGAGTAACCGCTAATGCAGAAAATAAAATAACCCCTACAGCAAATGAGGTTGTAGAAAATGGTACAGTTAAGTTACAAAACTATAGTCCTATTACTAAATTATCTTTGAAGAAAGATTACAGTGGGGTAAATGAAGACAACACTTCTAATCCGTATTTAGGAACAACAAACAATAACTTCCCTAACAGAACTTCAGCAGGTGTAGCAGCTGAGTTGGGAGACAAGGTTCTTGCTCCAAGTCAATCACCAAGTATGATACTTGAGGACTGGGAAGCAAATAGATTTACAAAACAATCTACTTTACAAAGTTATACATTACCTAAAGAAAATGAGATTGCTAGAAATCAATTTACTTTAAGTCAAGATATTAATGACCCCGTTGTCAGAGGGTTACCGGAGATAGGAGCTCAGATGACGCTTAAAGTTAGAGATTTTAGAAAAGATAGACCTGATTCTATATTTTTTGACTACAATAGCCCAACTATTAATAAAGAGCAGAGAGTTGGTTTAGGTAATAAAGGATATTGGAAAAAGCCAATAGATTACACCGAACCGACACAACCATCTGTTATTGATAGGTTGAATGCAACAGATGTATCTTTGAATCAATTAAATGGAGTAGGAGTCGGTGCATCTTCAGTAAGAGATTTAGTTAAATTTAGATTCGAGGTAATAGCTCCTGGCCAGACCCCTAGGTTTCTTTATTTTAGAGCCTTACTTGAAAATCTAGATGATAGTTACACAGGTAGATGGTCGGATACTAACTATGTGGGTAGAGGTGATGCAGTAAGAACCTATGAAGGATTTAATAGGGACGTATCTCTATCTTTTAAAATAGTAGCTACTACTAGAGATGAAATGAAACCATTATACAAAAAAATGGCATATTTAGCATCAACAACAGCCCCAACATATGGGGAAGGTGGTAGTTTTATGAAAGGAACTCTTGTTCGATTGACCGTTGGTAGTTATCTTTACGAGGTAGCTGGAACAATGAATAGCGTAAAGTACAATTGGAAAGAGAATTATCCATGGGAAATTGCAATGCAGAACCCGGACCTAAACATTGATGATGATCAACAAGAGCTTCCACAAATGATGGATTGCTCAATAAACTTTACACCAATTCACGATTTTGTACCACAAACAGGATTGTATCATTACATCACATCTCCTCGACTTTCTGGAGGTGCAAAACCATTCTTTCTATCAGGAGCACAATCATGATTAAGAGATATAGTACGATACCCATTTTATCGGATGCTGATTCTAAGAAATATAGAAAGCATGTTATTTATCCAGATATTCCTTTAAGTGAGGATGATTTGTATGCAATAACAGTTGTAGGGGATAGATATGATAAATTGGCATATGATTATTATAGTGATACAACGCTGTGGTGGATTATAGCGTCTTCAAACCCACAAGCAGGTAGTCATTTAACACCTTTGGCTGGAGTACAAATTAGAATACCTGCCAATCCACAGGCAGCATTAGAGTTATATAGAAGGTTAAATTCGTAAGTATGGCTGATTCCATTATAGGGGCCCCACTATCTAAAGACGTACATGATCAAATATTATTACGTCAGGAAAAAGTTAGATCTCCACAAAGAGATAACAATACCCTATTTTTTTTAAATTCAAATAATGCGTGGATTAAATTATCATCTGGGGCAGATACTTTTACAGTTGAAGGAGAATCTGAAATACCAGACCCTACATTATCTAAAAATAACATATTAGGATTTACTCAAAATAAAGCAGGGGTTGGTGATCTATACAGAGAAACAGCATCAAGAGGTTACAGACCTGTACCCGGAGTAAAGCAAGTACAAGTTAAAAGTAAAGGTACTTATGGTGCTCTAAGAGAAACAGAAGTAAGCTTTGTTGTCTGGTCTTTAGAAGATTTAGATACCTTGGAGTTAGTTTATCTCCGACCTGGTTTTTCTATGTTATTAGAATGGGGTCATACAGTTTACTTTAATACCGCAGGCGAGTTTAACACAGCATCAAGTACGATTAATGATTTCTTTTCAAGGTATACCTCAACTGGGGATAAGTCAACACAGCAAATCATACAAGATAAAATACAAGTACTTAGAGAGCAAACTAGTTATAACTACGATGCTTTATTTGGCTACGTTAAGAACTTCTCTTGGTCTTTTAGAAAAGATGGGGGATATGATTGCACTATTTCAATCGCATCAGCAGGCAGCCTTATAGAGGGTCTCAGAGCCGACATAGGATTACAGAATATCCCAAGTGATATTGTTGATAGAAAATCTATAGAAGAAATGAAGGATAGCTTAAAAAGTCCTTTTCATTTTATATTTGAACAACTTGAAAAAAAGAATGCGTTAGGCGCAAGACTTACAAGAAGTGGAAATAGAATATCTCTAGGTACTTTAAAAACCAACACTAATCCTCAAATTTCTAAAGTATTTGAAAGACTTAAAGTATCCGATAAAACTTATGTTTATGGTAGAAAAGTTACTACATTTTCGTTATTAGGAATAATTAACAAAAGAGAATCTGAGTATTGGATGCATTTGGGAATGGTGTTCGATATAATAAATAACTTTCTAACGCTTAGAAACGAAAATGGTAAAACAATTGAGCTGTATTCTGGAGCCCAGGATGTGGACAATACTGGAGATTATGAACTAGAATCAAAGTATATAACTACTAAGTATCACTTTTCGATAGATCCTTTTAGGGTTCATCTTCCCTTTGCGGCAGAAGTACCTAGCGGGTTAATTGGATTATCCGAGAATGTAGGTAAATTTTTGGGTAGGATACCATCTGAAACATCACTATTAGGTAAAGCAAAACCATTATTCTCTAATTTGTTTGAACCTCCTAGAGGACAAAACGATGATATTTTAAATATAGCAGTTAGCTCTATAGTACTTCAAGAACTATTTGATAGAAATTTAGAAGAGCCAGATTCTCAAAATAGGGATTTAAAAAGTATTTTAGATAGTCTAGCTTCAATTTTGACAGACCATTTAGGAGGTGTAAATGAATTTGCTTTTCACTATGATGAGCAACGGAATTTACATTTATTAGTTGATAGAAAAAATACCCCAACAGAAAAATCCATTACTCAATTTCCAGTTATAACACTTACTGGACTTAGCTCTACAGTGGAATCTGTTAGTTTATCTAGTAAACTTTCAAATAAAGTAGGTACTCAAATTGCTATAGCAGCCCAAGGATCTGGCCAAAATTATCAAGAGAATGTTTCTGAGTTTTTGAAATGGAACGAAGGCGTAGTTGATAGACATGGGGTTGGAGGTACTTATGATACAGGTGATGCTACTCAAGTTGTAGATACAGTTGCAGAGGAGTACGCAAGAAAAACAAAGTGGCTAGAACTTGCGGCAGAAGTTTATAGAACTAACGGTAGTCAGGATTCTTATGATTCAGCACAATATTCTGAATTAAAATCTTATCATAGAATTTATAATTCTGATTACGTATTAGCTACACAACAGATACTTGGAAATGCTGAAAAGGGAATTATACCTGTTGAGCTTTCCTTTACTATGATGGGGATATCTGGAATAGATATTGCAGAATCTTTTAAAGTATCAAAGGGTATATTGCCTACTAAATACTACGGAAAGTTCGGGTTTATAATTACCGGGTTAGAACATTCAATAGGATTGAAGTGGACAACTACTATAAAAACTCAATTCTATATTTTAGAACCACCATCAGAGGAGCAGAAACAAAAAATTACTACAAGAATAAATCCAGCAAGACCTGCAGGATATGTAAATAGTTGGACTGGTAATACGTCTACTACTCAAACAGGATCACCTAGTGGTGGACGAGTATCTCAAGGAGCTGTTAACCCTTTTACAGGGCCTACTCCTAATGCTGATTTCCTAAGAGGCGTTTTAAAGTCTCTAGGATATTTAGAGAAGGGTACCGAACTTTCAAATGGAGGGGATATTACTTTAGAAACGGCAAAGTACTCAGCTGCTGTGGCTCAAAGGATAAAGCAAGTATCACCAAGTTTAGTTCTTACATTTACCGGAGGCAATGATATATATCACCAGAACTTAAATTATACATCTAGACACACTCTAGGGAGAGGAGTTGATTTTGTAATCTCATCACCAACAACTGCAAACATTAATTTAATAGTGGCACAACTAGACAATTTTGTACTAGCTAATTTACCTTTCGCAAGATATCTTGATGAGTATTCCTCCGCAACTTCGGCAGCAACGGGAGGACACTTTCACCTATCATGGGGAGATGGAACAGAAGGGCAGGCAGCTGTTAATAGAGCTAAAAAAAGAGGCGGGGCAGGTGTATTAGCACCAATTTTCTTTGTAACATAATATGTATATTCCAAGTCACCAGTATGAAGTAAAAGTATTAGTTGATACTGAGCAGCGGCTCCAGTATGAAAATGGTACGCCTTTTACCGGATCTAAATATGTTGAGTTGACTAATGGTACAAAATACGATGTGCCAAATTCTGACTTAGAAAAGGGTAACTTCGATAGGGGTAGAAAATTATTAACTCCTATAAATTTTAGAGACCCTAGATTATCCCTTAATTTTTTGGCACCTTTTATCCCTAAAAGAAAACCGGGTAAGACTACGATTAAAAGAAAGTTTGTCAAGCATAAGGTAACAGGTAAGATAGTAGAGGTTGATGACAATAAGTACCAAGAGGTTTTTACTGAGGAGCCATCACATTTAGCTTTTGGTGAATTGACTTGGCACATTGCAGGTCCTCTGTATGATATATCCTCTTTGAATATATTGCAGGAGGGTACTGTTACAAAGAATGCAAGAGAATTACAAGCATTGGAGAGTAAACTTCCAGGAGTGAGTTCATATGTGGTTGATTTAACCTTCCTATCAGATCCACAATATGTGAATCAAACTCCTCAAATTCCACTAAATATAAATATAGTTTTACCATCTCCATCTTAAAAGTTGGAATTTAGAATTTAAAAGAATACCTTAGTGCCATAGGTTATATTTAAAAGGTTATGGAGTTCATCTTAGAGTCAACTAAGAGCTTATCAGTTCTTGATGAGTACATGTGCTTGCCTACGTTTTTAGGAATAGTTCCTTTAAATGATAGGTATCACCCCAAATTAAACGGGGTTTCTGCTCTATATCTAGGGTTCAAGGGCTCAAAGGATAGCTTTATAATCCCTATACAGCACTCTGAGTGCAATAATTTTAGCCTAGAGGAGGTAATTCCACATTTAAAAAGATTTAAAAACCTATATACGGTTTCTAGGAAGGAAGCCCTTTACTATCTAGGTTCTCAATCTTGCATTGACATTTCATTAATTGCCCTTCTTTTAGAGGGTACTAAATTAGAATTTAGATCTCCAGTATCATCGATAGATTATTTTTATAGGGTTCATTCAGATTTTTTTCCTATAAATTCTATTATCCCAATTTTAAAATTACACGAGAAGTGGGAACACCTTTTCAATTCAGTAAAGAGGTATATGGGTACAGAGTTGCCTGAATATTTCAATTTCTACAATACAAAGACTATAAATGTTTATTATCTTCTTGAGCAGTCTGGATTAACCATAACTGACAATTTTTTAGATTACTACACCGATATAGATTACAAGTACAATTTATTGGAGGGTAAGATATACACGTGGTACAATCCGTACACGATAACCACTAGGCCATCCAATACTTTTAATAGGATAAACTTTGCTGCTTTAAATAAGGAGTCCGGGGTTAGGAATGAAATTGTACCTGAATTTGATTATCTAGTTGAGTTTGATTACGATGGAAGTCATGTTAGAATTCTGTGTGATCAAATTGGATATGAGTTAGCTTCTGGCCAAGCCCATGAGCAATTGGCCCACTTATATTTTCCCAATCAAAAAATTACACCTGAATTATATGAACAGTCAAAGAAAATAACTTTTAATGCTTTTTATGGGAGTATACCAGATAGGTACAAAAATCTTGAGATTTTTAAAAAACTACAGGAGTATTTAATTGAGTTGGAGGAAACATATAGTAAATTTGGGTATCTAAATGATTCATATACTGGAAGACCTATTCACATCGAAGGGGATAATCCTTCCATATCTAAATTGTTGAATTACACGATACAGAGTTTAGAGGCGAGTAGGAATGTGGGAGTGTTGGAGAAGCTACTCAAATACTTAAATAGTAAGAAGAGTAATTTGATTCTTTACACTTACGATTCATTTCTAATAGATTTCTCAAAGGAGGATGGCAAAATTGCACTAGAGGATATTGGAATAATCCTATCAGAAAACAATAAGTACCCCGTTAAATTTAAATACGGCAAATCCTTAAATCTTTAATTACATTAAGCAAAAAATTGTTCTATTTATAACTATAATAAAAATGATTGATTTTGATTTAGAATTTTATGACCCCGAATTGAGTTATATGGACAATAGACTTTTTTGTACTTTTTCAACCGCTGATACTTTAGAATCAACTCTTAGCGATATTCAAAACAGACACACGATTTTGTACAATAAAATGTTTGTTTTGTACTCTAAAAATGAGGACGAGTTTGCGATTACTTACAATGTAGATTTAGGAAATGTTTCAGATTTTTTACCCGGAGCTATCTTGGTACATAGAAAAAAAGATACTAAAACCCTCTACACTATAAACGCATTGAATTTGCTCATCAAAGAGCTTAACAATGGCGTTCTTAACAATAAGTTTCAAATTAAGTGGGAGGATTACAGAAATTGTATTTTGCTCACCAAGGGACCTGAACTGCGTAGGTTGAATACTCAACTTTACAGAATAATAGAAATTTAAAAATATTTCTTGCACGTGTTGCAGAAAGTTAGTAAGTTTACAAAATAATAGTTTTAACCAATAAAAGTTATCTATGAATTTAGATTTAATTCGGAACAAGCTATCCTCCATGAATAAATCAGGAGATGGCGAAAGAGAGAAGATTGACTACGAAGCAATCTTTTGGAAGCCTACACTAGGCAAGCACCAAGTAAGAATTGTACCATCTATGTACAGTCCTGATTATCCATTTTCAGAATTGCGGTTTCATTACGCAATTGCTAAGTTCCCAATGATGTCTTTATCAAATTTCGGTAAACAAGATCCTGTTGAGGACTTTGTTAAGGAATTGAGAAAGACTTCTGACAAGGAGAACTGGTCTCTATCTGGGAAATTGTCTCCCAAGCTTAGAGTTTATGTACCTGTTATTGTGAGAGGTGAAGAAGCTAAAGGTGTTAGACTTTGGGGATTTGGAACTATAATCCATAAGGCACTACTTTCTTTGGCAGAAGATGAGGATATTGGTGACTACACTGATCCTATTAATGGATATGATATGATTGTGGAGCAAACTCCAGGAAATCCATATCCTGATACCACCATTAGAATCAAACCTAAAATGGTACCTCTTAGCGCTGACCCTAAGTTGGCAGAGATGTGGCTAAAAACTCAGCCTAATCCTATTGAATCCTTTAATCAATACGATTATGAATTCATCAAGGGTAAGCTAGAAGCATACTTGGCACCTGAAGGAGAGGCAATTCCAGTGTCAGCACCTGCACCAGTTGTTGAAGAGATGCCCGCTGCAGCACCTGCTCCATCTTCATTTAAAGTTCAAACTCAATCGAAGGCAACTACCACTTCTAAGTTTGATGATTTATTTAGTGATGATGATGATGACAGTACTGACTTGCCATTTTAATAATGAATAAGACAACAAAAGAAAAAGCTACTCTAAAGGTCCAGAGTAGCTTTAATCTTTCTAACTTTAAAAAGAAGAAAGGTTATTCATCCAATTCAGTAAAATTTAAGGACCAGCAGTGGCTACCAATATCTAAAGCATTTCAAGATATTACATCTTTGCAAGGTATCCCTATGGGACATATTACTTTGCTTAGAGGTCACTCTGATACTGGAAAGACTACTGCGTTGTTGGAAACTGCTGTTGCGGCTCAAAAAATGAATGTCCTACCTGTTTTAATTATCACTGAAATGAAGTGGTCATGGGAACATGCAAAAGAGATGGGATTTAAATTTAATGAGATATTCGATGAGAATACTGGAGAATTAGTGGACTATGAAGGATTCTTCTTGTACGCTGATAGAGGCACTCTTAACACTATTGAGGATGTAGCTGCATATATGTCAGATCTCATGGATGAGCAAGCTAAGGGTAATCTACCTCATGACTTATGTTTCTTTTGGGATTCAATTGGATCGGTTCCATGTGAGCTGTCTGTAAGGTCTCAGAAAAATAATAATGAGTGGAATGCTGGAGCTATGTCTACTCAATTCGGTAATAATCTAAATCAAAAGATTCTACTGTCTAGAAAAGAAGGTCAACCTTACACCAATACTTTAGTTGCTATTAACAAGGTATGGACTATGAAAGCAGAACATCCTATGGGCCAACCTAAGTTGGAAAATAAAGGAGGTAAAGCTATGTGGTTCGATGCTACTTTGATTGTAACTTTTGGAAACGTAACTAATTCAGGTACCTCCAAAATTAAAGCTACTAAAAGTGGTAAGCAGGTTGAGTTTGCTAAAAGGACTAATGTTCAGGTGGAAAAGAATCACATCAACGGTATTACTACTAGGGGTAAGATTGTAATGACTCCACATGGATTTATAGAGGATTTTCCTAAGGCAATTGAAAAATACAAGACAGAGCATAAGGATAAGTGGTTGAGTATATTAGGAACTACTGATTTTGATCTTATTGAGGAGGGGGATATGGAAGAGGATAGAATGATTTTTGATTCTGAAGCTATCCATGACTTAGATTAAATTTAGTTAGTATATTTAACTATGAATTAAAAAGCCCATTGGTTAACGCCAATGGGTAATTCATATAGGGGTACTATATTTTAAATTTAATCAGTTACGACAATGAGTTATAAGAATCTGTTAAATAAAATTCAAAAGAGAGAGGTTAGGAAATTAAATGATCATGTTCTGCTTATTGATGGCATGAATATGTTTATTCGTAATTTCGCAATGGTTAAAGCTTTAGATCCAGAGGGTAACCACATTGGAGGGTTACAGGGGTTCTTAAAATCCTTAGGCTCTATGGTTCGATTATTTGACCCTACACGAGTTATCTGTGTATTTGATGGTAAGGGGTCAACAGTTAATAGAAAGAGCATAGACCCCAACTATAAGGCTCAGAGACCTACTACAAGAATAACTAACTGGGGGCTATTCGAATCCAAAGCGGAGGAGATGGAATCTATACAGGGACAAGTAGAAAGACTTCAAGATTATTTAAAATGTCTACCGGTATCTGTTTTAGATATAGAAAAGTATGAGGCTGATGATATTATTGCATTTTTATGTCAAGAATATGCAAACAGAGGTAGGAAATCTACTATAATATCTACAGATAAGGATTTCCTTCAGCTAGTAAGACCTGGGGTGGAGGTATACAATCCTATTAAAAAGGAGTTATACGATAGTAGAAATGTTTTAGAAGCATTACAGGTTCACCCTAAGAATTACAACATAGTAAAAGCAATCGCTGGGGATGCCTCAGATAATCTAAGGGGGGTTAAAGGAGTAGGAGTAAAGACGTTAATTAAAGAATTCCCAGAGCTAGTAGACAATCCTGAAATAACTTTAGACTATTTGTACAATATTAGTGAACAGCGATTGGATTTAAAGAACATTTATGCTAAATTGATCCATGAATGGGATTTAGTGAAGAGGAATATGTCTTTAATGGATTTACAGGACACCATACTTACTGAATTTGAAATCGACCAAATGTTTGAAATCCTTTCAGAGCCTAATTTCAAGCTACACCACGGTGCATTTTTAAGATTAATAGAGATAGATAAAATCCAAGGGCCTAGTACAAAAAACGAAAGCTGGTTGGAATTATTTGTCGATCTAACAATATTTGCAAAGAACAAATAAAAAATAATAGTTATGACTTTAAATTCGCTTCTACAGTATGGAAAAGGTTTCCAGCTAAAAGTTATCAATGCATTGTTGACCGACAAGTCATTTCTCCTTAATGTGAGAAGTGCTATGGAGGTAGACTACTTTGATTCAGACTCACATAAATGGATATTACACAATATTTTAGAATACTTTGATAAAAGGCATGCAACAATTACATTAGAGGTACTAAAAGTAGAACTTCAGAAAGTTGATAACAAATTACTTAAAGTTGCAATAAAAGAGGAGTTGAAGAATGCGCTAGATTCTTCT